CTAGTTCTTTTTAATTTACCAACTATATCTCTACCAAATTCAGCTTTCATTGTTTCAAATGATTTCCCACTATATGATGTATGCCATATAATACCAATCTTTGCTCTTTGTATCTCTTTTGCTAATTTCGTATTGAGAGGTACAGCATAGAGGATAGTATTAGGATGGAAAGTAATATGTCCAACTCCATTTATATTCTCCTTTTTTAAATCGCTTTGGTCAAACATAAAATCGCCTTGTATCACATCTTTAATGCCAAGGTCTTTTAAATTATCAAAAGCAAGTTTTAATTTTTTACTTAAATCACCAGATGTATCAGCATCGATATCTGCATGACTTTTATATACTTTTGGATTTGCGTTGAATATTCCTTTTTTAGCTACGAAAAATTGACCATCATTTGGGTCTTCTCCACAGAATAAGGCGGGGGCTCCGTCCCACTTAACAGTAATGTCTATAGGTGCTTTAGCATTACCACTCAACATATCCCTAAGCGATCTTAGCGCTAGGATAGCTTGGCGAGCCCCCTTAACTCCACCGTCAAGAATTAAATCCTCAATATGTGTCATATGAGTATTTTTTCCTGCGGCCTCAGATAAGGTTTGTTTAAATGTCTTCATTATACAAATTCCGTTTTTTTAGCTGGTCTTGTTGATGTAAAGATTCCCGCTCTACAACTTTGTATACCAAAATGATTCATGTCACTTGAATATCTTGCATAAAATATAGCTTTATAATCATCTCTTGGTATAAATCCATTTTCAGCTTGATGGTTTGATTTTATAGTCCAATATTTACCATTCTTTTTAAGTTTCATTTCTCCTTGATGAAACTCATCAATATTATTAAGACCAGGCTTACCACCATAATCTATACCATATATTGATTTAAGTACGATATCCTTTCCATCTCCATTGAGTTGTATATCTCTTTTAACTGAATCTCCACTTTTCATTCCATCTGGAAATAATTCTTTTAATTTATCTATAAATTCATTGACTTGTTTACTTCTATCAAACGCGCCATTTGTGCCTCTAGATGTTAATCCACCATATTGTTGAAAGTCATTTGATTTAGAACCAGCTTTGTGAGATATCCAAGCTACTTGTTCTCCCATATCATCTAGTAAAAAGAAATCAGCTTTTGGAGTACCTTTTGGTTGACCGACACCAGATACTACAACTTTTCTACCACCGATTAACATATCAAGAGCTCCGTCTTCTTCGTTTTCCATAACTTTTTCTAGTTCGTCTCTAAAAGAAGCTAAGTATCTATCTTCAGCTGCTGTGCCAAATCCTTTTCCTTTACCACCAAATTCAGGTGTCTTTAAAAATTCTCCTGGATACTGTACATTGCCACCAGTAGTATTAAATATAAATTTAAATCCTGGCTTACTAAATTCTTCTCTATCAGGAACTTTATCTTTAATAATAACTTCGCCTTTAGTAGTTAAGAATTCTTTTTTGTTTTTAATTTTATCTAAGAATGTGTCAAGTCTAGCAGAATTGCCTTTTTTAAGATACTTAGTTAAATCACTATGTGTTAACACTGTGAATTGTAGTTGTTCTTCTAAATAGGATTTAAAACGTTTCATAGAACTATTTATAATAGTTTATGCGTCAGTTTCAATATAGAATGGATTAGGTACTATAGTACCATTTGTTCTTATGCTAATTATTTTTTCTTCGTGTAATTTTTTAACAGTCCTTTCAGCACCTTCACGAATTCCAAGCTGCCAGGATTGATATGCGCATAAAGATATACATATTCCTACTAAGAGATATTCCATTAGATTCTTTCTAATGTTGCAATATAACCTTTTTTCAACATTCCTAAATAGAATTGAGTTGCACTTTTTAAACTATCAAATCTATAGTCTGCAATAATTTTTGATTTTTGTTTAGCTATTACTTTAAACATTGGTTGGTCTTTGTTATCTTTGGTATACGTATACATCCATTTTCTCCGCAAATTTAAGAGGTAATGACTGGTCAAAAGCTCTAGGATGTCTTCCTAACGCTTTTGCAAATTTAGTTCTAAGACCTCTTGCTTGACATTTAACATAGTACCTAGGAAGCTTTATTGGTTGTTTTACAGAATAACCTCTTTCAAATTTAATTTTAGACCATTTTTCATTATCTTTTGCATGTTTATTAACTATACTTATAGTCTTTCTAAGTGTTTTTAATTCAAGCATATCGCCTGCGCTTTCTGTATGTACTGTCATGACATAACTAGTTGTTCTTGTATTTTTCATATTAATGTATTGGCCTCCCGCCTAATGTTTCTAAAAAGAATTGTCCTGGTATATCATGGCCAGTTCTTAATTTGACTGACTCACATAATTTATCCCAAGATTCATTTAATGTTTTTGGATTTTTATCTTTAGCCCAAGCTAGTTCGACTAAATCCAATTCAATATCTACAGGTGTATTTGTAGCAATGTGTGTTAGTGATAATATCATTATTTTCTCCTTAAAGCTGTTAATCTTTTAATTTCATCTCTAGCATTTTGCTTATGTTTAGCATTAGCTATTTTTTTCATTTTATCTGATACAGGAAATTGTATTACGTTTTTCATACTCTTACTCCTGTTTTAAGTTCTAGTACAGTTTTCATATGAAGGTCTTGACTTCTTTTCTCTACTAGCTGGTCAATCACTTTATTTCTATCAGTGAAAGCCACTCTCATATCGAATGATTCACAAAGTCCTGGTCTCATGCCACCTTCCAATTCTCTTAGAATTGAACCTGTGCTCATAGCTTGAACTTCTTTTTGTATTTTTTGTAATGATGTCATATTTAACTCCTTATCTTATTTTTAAATATAGATATATTATAACATACTTTAAAGCAAATGTAAACGATTATTTTCACTTTTTTTGAAAATAATTGTGAGAAAGTGTTGATGTGAAAGAAAAGGTGGGGAGCTGTGATGGCTCCCCCATGATAATCATTACTAAAGGAGTGTTATACTTCTTTTGCTATAAAAGTGTATACACCGTAAGCAAGGGCTACCCAAGCTACTAAGTCAACTAAGCCACCTAGTAATAGGTATGATAATGATAAGCCGACAATAAGTCCGCCGTCCCAAGATGTACGTTCTGCCCATCTTGCCATTAACCATGCTTTTGCTGTATTTAACATGTTCATATAGTTCTCCGTCTATAGTTTGAAGTCAGCAAACGAGTCATTACTTTCTCGCTCACCAAACTTATTTATCGGCTTATCTGGCACCATTTCTGTCATAATGTCTGATTGAGCCGATTCCTCTACATCATATAGTTTCATGCGGGAACGGTCCACGCCAATTACAAATCTCTTATATTTGGTTGGATCGTTATATCTATTTTTCAATTGTTTTACTAGCAATTGACCTAATTCTTCAAGTTCCTCTGTTGAAATAAGAGCAAACATTAAATCAGCCGTTGCTGGTAAACCAAATGATTCAGATGTATCCTCAAGACCGACGTCAGTATTACTGAAACCAGACCTCGTGGTCTGTGTTGCCGATACTATTGGAACATTGAATTCCACAGCCAAACCGCGAAGTTCTTCCGCAATGGCTTTAATATAAGTATAACTATTTATACTTCCGCCCATGCCACGCATGCGACTTGAGGCACAAATATTTAAATAGTCAATATATATCATATCAGGCTTAAATGTCTTTTTGAGTTTAAGCTCATTAAGTAAAGCTCTGAAATGACCAGTATGTGCAGAACCAGTAGGATATTCTTTTACTATAAGTTTACCTACAGATGATTTTGCAATTTTTCCAATCTTATCATCGAATACATTTTTAGGTAATGACCCAAGAGATTCGATTGGAAGGTTCATAAGATTCGCATCAATTCTTTCAGCGATTCTTTCTTCTGCCATTTCCATTGTTATGTACAATACATTCTTTCCTTGATTAAGTACTCCTGCTGCACAATGACACATGAATAATGACTTACCTACGCCTGTTCCGGCTAAGGCAATGTTAAGTGTCTTATTAGGTAGACCACCTTTTGTTATTTTATTAAAATAATCTAAATCAAACGGTATTCTATCTTCTTTACGATTATAAAAGTCAAACCTTTGTTCACTATCATCAATATAATCATGACCTATTTGTTCGTCAAACGAAACACCAAGAGCTTCAGATAGTATTTCAGGTATAGCACCTTCACTTCTTTCTTTATCTTTGCCATCAATGATTCCTATTGAATCCATAATAGCATTATAAACTGCTCTTTCTTTACACCACTTTTCTGCTTCAGCAATTAAGTAATCAGTATCGACATCAGATTTATCGATAATTTCTGTGATTAATCTTTGAGCATTATTTAATACATCTTCAGGTGCTTGAATTTTTTTTAACTCAAGTTCTAAGATTTTTGATGTTGGTAATTTATTATGTTTGCTTACAAATTGGACTATAAGGTCGAACACAGTTTTATGTGTACCTTCAAAATATTCATTCTTTAAATAAGGTACAACTCTTCTGCAGAATTCTTCGTTATGTAGAAGATGATTCAGTATGTGTGTTGGTAACTGATTCGTCATTTCCTATTCCTATTGTTGCTTGATTAGTTTCTTTAGCGTATTCTAAAGAATCTGTTATTATATATTGTAGTACTGAACCTAAGTAATTTTTAAACGATTCGTCTTTCTCAAGTTCATCTACACTAAAATCTGCTGGGTCTTGTACTGTAAAGTTAAAGCTTAATGTTGCCATATCTAAGTTAGGGTCTTCTTTGACTCCAACTTGTCCATATACAACTATAACATTCTTCCAAGTACCAGTTTTAAGTTTTACTCCTTGAAACGCACTATTGTCGTTTTCTACAATTGAGTAGTCTTTTTCGCTTATGTTGTACATTATTCTTCCGTATCAATATCAAGGTCAATATCAATCATTGGTCTATGACCGACTGAATAATATGTTTTTACAAACTCTTTAAAGTCAGTATTTTCAAAGATTGGTTCCCAGAACTTTTTCTTAAGAGTATCTTTTTCTCTTACTTTTGGTTCTAGTATTTCTCCAGTTTCCATATCAACTGCAGCATACCAACCAACATTTGGTTTAGTTACGTATCCACCAGCCATTGCAACATCGAGCAATCCACTATACTGTTCTATACCACCTTCCCAAGTTACTGAGATTGGTACCTTTGATTTTTCTTTTACAAATCTAGATTTTTCTACATTAATTACAAAATGATACCCTTGTATTTCTGTACCTTTTTTATCTTGACGTCTTCCAATAATCCATATATTGTCTGATGAGTAATAGATACCTGTACCACCTGAAACAACTGCTTTAGGAAACAATCCAATTTCTTGATAAGTATGATTAACAGCAAGTAAAGGGATATTCTTCATGGTTAGATAAGGAGTAATCATTCTGAATAATCCCTTTAGTGCTTTAGCTCTTGACATGTCAGCGACTGACTTTTCATTGAGAGCATCTTCCAACTCTTTCTTAGAGGCTAAGTTTCCAATTGAATCAATAACAACAACAACTTTATCTCCTCTTTCGATATTTTCGAGTTGACCTACTAAATCGAACTTAAGTTGTTCGACATTTTGTACTGGAGTATGTAATACTTTTTCAGTATCAATACCAAATGATTCGAAATAAGATTGGGGTGACCCAAACTCTGAATCATAAAATAACATTACTGCATCTTCATGCTGCTTTAAATAAGCTGCTCCCATAAGTAGAGCAAATGAAGTTTTAAAATGCTTTGAAGGACCGGCAAGAACTGTAAGTCCTGATGTAAGTCCTCCGTCAATATCACCTGATAATGCAACATTTACCATTGGCACCTCAGTGACAGTTATATCTTTTTCAGCAAATAAAACTGAATCGGATAGAATAGAAGTATCTTTGATTTTACTATTCTTTTTTAATTTATCCATTATAGACATATTATCTTCTCCTGGCTTTTGACGGCCTATTAAATGCATCTAGCATTCTTTGTTGTTTACGACTTCTAGAAACTGCTTCAGCTTTTTTTCTTTTCTTTTTAGCTGTAGGTTTTTCATAGAATTCTCTTTTGCGTACCTCTTGTACAATACCTGCGTTTTCACAGGCCTTTTTAAATCTTCTTAGACCAACATCAAAAGGCATTTCTTTTGGTGGTCTTTTGTCTCTAGGATTTTTATTCTTCCTTGGACGTAAATCTATACTTGGCATTGTTCTCCTTTATTTATTTTTATATATCTATTATAACATAAAATCAGTGAGTTGTAAACTGTTTTTTTCATATTCATAGGTTCTTTTTTTATTATCCTGTATTAGGAATTTAGTATCAATCATTTCAAGCTGATTGTTTAAATATTTTTGAACCATTTTTGCAGCATGCTCTGCTGTAGTCACTGGCACATTTTGGCATATATGGTTAAGTGACCTTTTAGGTTCAAGCAATATAAAATCTTTTGGTAGTTTCATAAGAGATAAAGCTTCTCTTACTGTTAAGTATCTATCTTCATCTGGATGAGTTAAGCACGTTGGCATGTGTCCAACAAATGCTCCTATTTTATCTTTAGGAATCTCTGTAGTTTTTCTCATGATATTACCACCAGCTTTGAGCTTATGATATTGCCTATCGCATTTCTTTGCAACATTATCATATCCATTTTCTCTCATCCATTTAGCTACTTCTTTGTATGTTGTTCTTTCTTCAATGTAGTCCATTGGGTTTGTTGTCTTTTCTATTTTATCTTGAAATTCGCTATGTGATATACCACCTTCTAATACTTCAAGCACATATCGATAATATGGTTCTTCAGAAGGTTTCTTTTCATTACAAAGAATTTGACTCATTGGGTCATCATCTTTTCTTTCAACTTCTCTTATATCATCAGCAATCATTGTAGGTCTTTCTAGTACATATTCAAATAATGGTACTTCATTACCTTTCCAAAAGAAATAGAATGTTCTATCTCGTACTTGGCTGAGTCCATGTAGTATAGATTTTGTTTTAAAGATACTAAAAGTATATCCATTATCTTCTCCTATCTTCCTCAATCTTCTTACAACGGGTTCTCCCATCTTACTTGCAAGCCTTGGAGCGTTCTCTCCCCAAAATACTTTTGGTTGTACTTCGCTAAGTACATATTCAGCAGATGTAAACATCCATTCGTTCATAGGATTATTACTTGCAGCTGATGGACTAAGTGAGCTGAGCCCTGCACATGGGCATACAGTATTAATCACATTAACTTTTTCTGTGTAACTCGCTCCCTCTGAGAGGTTCAAATATGGGACCTCATGGTTATAATGATTTAATAAGTGAGATTCATTAGCTTGAAAGCCTTCATATGTCATAATATACTTTGGTCTTTCTCCAAAGACATTTTCCATTGCTATTGTTTCTCCACCTATTAGTGGTACTATACTCGCATAACTCATGCAAAAAACTCCTCTAGTCCAGCCTTTTCAATTCCATTCCAATAAGGATAGAATTCTCTAGACAAATGTATTGATTGTGGCTTCTCCATATATTTAAAATCGAGCTTACCTTCTTTATCAAAGAGATGGCCAGTCCATCTTATGATACCATATTCTTTTTCTATGTAATCATTAAATTTATTTCTTGCATCATTTCTTTCTGACCAAGAACCGTAAAATGGTTGTCCTTTATAATATCCGGATTGCGGTATTCTTCTTGATGGACATTCAATTGGAAGTAGCTCATATATCTTTGCACTATATTTGTGTGCTTCTTCAATATACCTATCAGCTAAATCTTCTATCTTTTGTCCTAATCTAATTACATGATGTCTTATATCGATATTGCCAAAATAGCATTCAAGCTCTTCATAATCGTAAGGAATGTATTTATCAAATCCTTCGTTTAAAGCTCCATTTAAAGTTTTGAATGGAACACTGTTTACTGTCCAACCTGGTCGATACATGCAGATGGAATGACTATCACCAATAACTATTTTAGAAGTTGGATTAGGATAGTCGATTCTTTCAGCTTCATTAAACATGCGTTCTAGATTTTTAAGGTCTACATCATGCCATTCCGGTTGAACCTCTTTCTTAGCCGATTCCAGTTTTGATTTAACCATTTCGTGATACGGCGGGAAGTCGATTCCAATTGAAAAGACTCTGCCTTTGAACTTAGAAAAGTTGACAGTGTTCTTAACATAAGGAAAACCGTATACGCCACCAAACATATTAATTCCACCACTCCAATCAGTGCCGTGATAGACCCAAAGACTATCATAATCATTGTGGTCTTCAATTTCTCCACCGTAGTTAACATCGCAGTTTCCATATTTCTCCTTTATCATATCACCATACATTACTCCTGCAGCTCCTCTATGAGAAGCAGCTCTCTTAGCTATTGGAATAAATGGACAATTAATTATATTTTTCATTAGATATATTATACCATACTTTTGTTCAAATGTAAACGTTTTTATTCAAAGAATTCACTAAGGGTATTAGTCTTCTGTACACGCGCTACGCGTCTACGCGCGCATGCTCGCTCGTCTTCTCTTATCTGTAGGTATACACCAAACTGACATGACAACACTTCAGTTCCGTAGTATTTAAGAGAATCTTGTTCATATTGAAATAATTTAGTACCGTCTTTCTTATTTATATTGAAAGCTTTTGGATGAAATACAACATCTTTTGTTAATCCTATTTCATCTGAATTTTCTCTCATATAGTATATTGCTTCGTCATACAATTTCTTTGGAGCTTCTGGCCACATTAATTGTATTGTATACACCGCTCCTGGACCCGGCGATACAAATCTTTGGTCATGATGATACTTCATTTGTGGTAATACAGATGAAGAAGCAGCTCCATGGAATCCGTAATAATGTCCTATGCCAGGTTGTTCTCTTAAAAGAGTATAAATCTCTGACATATGATTACATTGTTGCATTCGTTCTAAGAAACCAGTATCTCTAAAAGAAGATACCCATTCACAAACATCAACTGCATGAAACTTTCTATCTGGTTCGTTATACTTTTCACGACAATAGTTTCTAGCAGCAGTTTGTATAGATGTGTGTAATTCTGTTGTTCCCCAAATTGGTTGCTTATTTTTTATTGCTTTATCTAAATTATTACGAACATATTGAATATAATCTTTATTTCCATTTGCTATTCTATCAAAATCAACAAAGACGTTATCTTCTCCTGAAGCAAGAAAATGAACTCCTCTTCCACCATAGAAATGAGATATAAAAGTATTACCTACAATATTCATTATTGTAGTATCTAGACTTGCTATCTCTTGACCAATAAATCTCATACGGTCATCAAGTGTAATTGTTGGATGAAAATATTCTACATCTTCGCCAAGACCAAAATCATTCTTGCCATGACGATTTACTGATTCATATTGTTCTTTTGAATATCCAAGTTGTATATTAGACCTTTCATTAACTTTATATAGAAACCAATTGAACTCTTTCATGAGTTCTTTATCGTAATTCGACCAATCGTAATTATATTTAGTACTTGACACGTTCCTCGTTATCTCTCTTTAAATGAACAATTGATATATCAGGACATCTTTTTTTAATCTCTTTGATTTGAATTGGGTCATCTTCGAAATGCATTTCTATTTCTACTCCCAAGTCTTTTAACATATTAATCATTTGTCCTTTAAAGATACCAGAAGCTTTTCTGCCATATAGTGGATTTTCTTTTACTCCATGAGTCACTTTATGATTTTTTAGTTTTCTTTCAAGTGGATTCATGTAAAGAGTATTATATATTCCTCTAGATTCTAGCATTTTTACTGTAGCTTCTCTATCAGCAAAAGGCCGCCCAGTAATGATGATGTCATCTTTACCGGGTCTTACGCCTGTGGTGCTTTCACCAAAATAGATTACTCCATCGATGTCAAACGAATTAATTTTCATAATCATTCTTCGCATCTTGGAAGGTGTGAGGCAAATCTGCTGCCTTCGGTCTATTCTCTTTGAGCTGAGGAGTAGTAATATCTGTCAATACTCTCCTAGCTAAAGCATCACATTCAAATTTGGCATCTTGAGTTTTGAGCTGTAATGGAGGAGTCTTTTGAGTCCATGCTGATGGTCCTCTTAAATATCCTACAATGCCCATCTCTGAAGCTACCTTACAAAATCTAATTGCTGAAACAACGACTCCACCTGAGTTAGGCGAATCTTGAACTGAAAGTCTAGCAGACATTTCATATCTTGCTCCTGCAAATCCATAAGCAACCATATCAAAGTTTGCTATTTTATTATCAGATGAAATATAATCTCCACCTGGTTTTTGTTGAACAGTAAGAGATGGACCAGCAAATAATGTCATACCTGCAGTTGATTCTCCTCTTACGCTGTTTTGTCCTTTTAAAACATTTTCTTTTGATACATGTTTGTTATGTAATCTATATTGTTTTGCCATATTCAAGAAGTCAGTATTTGCTGTTCTTCCTGTTCTTATATGCTCTTGTCCTTGTGTAGAACCAGCAGCCATATTCATTTGAATGTGTTGTGTTACCATTAAACCTGAATCTAACATAGCACCTTGTAGAACTTCTGACATTCTTGAAGCTCCCCAGGCTGACCTCATATCTGAACCAACAATTGTAAGTCCTGCATCTATGAATCTTTGTTCAGTTATCATAGCATCTTCTGTTGAAATCAATGTTGGTATACAGTTTACGAAATGTATTCCTGCATCTAACGCAACATCAATCCAGTATTTAGAAGCTTCTTCTGAACCAACTGGTAAATAGTTAATGAGTACATCTACATCATGATACTGTAGTAACTCAACAGTTCTTTCAAAAGATTCTGCTGGAACAGCTCCATTTACAAATGTGACTTCATCTGGATAATCGTGCATGTGAGGAGCTATTCCGTCCATTTCTGGAGCTGAATAGACCATTGCATCATTATTTACAGCTGAACTATTTGATGTAGTTGTTATTTTTTCGACATGGTCCATAGCGCAATTAGGTTGAGCTCTTAAAGCCTTTGCTAATTTCTTATTTACTTTCCTTTTATCGATATCAAATCCAATAACAAACTCGATGTCGTGTACTGAATATCCGCCGATATCTTCATACATTAGACCAATTTTGTCTTCTGGATTTTCGTTATAATATTGTACACCTTCCACTAAAGACTTTGCACAACTTCCGACGCCGATTATTCCGGCTTTTATTTTTGACATATTATTCTCCTTATATCAGTTTATTTGAGTGAGAAATTTGACTGGCGTACCAGAGTAGCTCACTATATACTATTAGTTATAACACTTATCAGACCACTTCCGAGGATAATGACTGCTGCTGTGTTTAAAATTATCAATGCTCTATCTTTCCAGATAAGAGCTACTATTAACCAACCGAATGTTCCAAATAAGGAAAACGCTTGGTCATAGAGAGCAAGGTCAGGATTAGACCTGCTTGCCATAGCAATTAAAAGAATAGCTGATGCTACCCATTTAATATACCAATCAATTGTATACTTAGGAGTTGCGCTCTTAAATATACGCTTTGAATTTTTTAGTTCTTGTTCGTTAAATTTCGGTGAATTCATATTTTACATTAGCCTCTTTAAATATTTCATGTGTTTTTTCTATTGCTTCTTTCCATCTATCTGGAGTATTTTCTGAAAGCGATACAACTCTAGATATTCCTGCTTGTATTATACCTAATGAGCAATGACCACAAACTGGTAAACCATAAATATATAATATAGAATCTTTTAAAGATATTCCATTTTCTGCAGCATTATATATACAATTCATTTCTGCATGAACTACATATTGATACTTTGTTTCTCTGTGATTATATCTTTCTTTACTATCTTCAATACCTTTAGGAAATCCATTATATCCTGTTGCTAATATTTTTCTATCTCTTACAGCAATTGCACCTATTTTTCTACTTGGGTCTTTACTCCATGTAGATATTTCACGAGCAATATCAAGAAATCTTTTATCCCATTTCGACAAGATTGAAATGCCTCTCATAAACATGCAAGTTTTGTACTTGCCAATAAATATTGCCACCGCTTTTAAGTGGATGACCATTATAATATAAGTCTGTTTCTAGTTTTTCTAGTACATACTTTTGCCATGCATAATCATTTCGATAACCGTATACAACATCATTGCTTCTCATTTGAACTACGCAATGTAATTGTTCATCTCTTATATAGTAAGTGACAGCGTTAGTACAAATAAAATCGTTTTTACCATCTTCTTTATAGTCACGCCAAACGCTTGGTCTTTGATATACCATTGAAGCTCTACGAGAATCAGGATTAACTTCACCTAATTCTTTTAGTACTTGATTATATTGATTGTGAAACTTTTTACTGAATATAAGATGACCATAATTCGAATTGATTTCACCATATTCATTTGCAGAATATTGCCAGGCAGCTGGAGCGCCACCATATATTTTTGCAAGCTTCATAATGTTTGTTGATTTAGAATTATACCATTCTATTTCAGCATCAATATATTTTTGATTAGGAGTACCAAAGATTGCAGGTTTATCTGCTAAGAATGATGCACCGAGTATTTCGATTGTTTTACATCCAGTCTTATCTTTAGTAAACTGTTTGCTTTCAAGAGCATTGACAAATATCTCTGCGATATCTTTAGTCGTCTGCATTTTGAATCCTATTGTTAAACATATCTCTTTGTGGGTCTTGGCCTTCCATTTTACCACGAGCATAAGCTACTGCAAAAGAGCAATAGTTAATCATGTCTTTATATGTATCTTCAATACTTTCGAAGTTTGGGTCATCGGCTGATTCAAGCAATGAAGTTGCTCTCATCATTTTACCAAGAATAATATCATGAATCGTATCAATGCCACGTCTATAATGCATGGCTTGGACTACTGTTGATTCAGAACTTTGATAGTCTTGGGATTTTTTAGTTTGTAGTTCTGCGCATTCTTGCAGGACTCTTAAGCTTTCTTTCATAATGTCTCCATAATTAATTAGATATATCTATTATACCATACTTTGGCATAAATGTAAAGGTTTATTTTTTAAATATTTTACTACTTGTATGTTTTCGTAGTTCATCGCCTTTGCCTGGAAAGGTTGTTATAAGTTTCATTTTACTAATTGGCCAACCTTCCATTTTTCTGCCAGTCTTAGTTGTTATCATTGTAGTATCTTCTCTATCGATACATTCCCATAACATTGCGTCAGGAGAATTGTCATACTCAACAAAGAAAAGACGGTCAACTGATTTACATTTCTTAGCTTGATTTTTCCAAGCAGTGTTAACTGTAAAATAACCAAATGGATGTCTATTTTGCGTCTTAACTTCTGCAGTTTCTTCGCCAATCATTCCATCCTTTTCACTGTCATATTTGTACGTACTTTGAGTACCATTATAATATTCAAACACAAGCTTTTCGCCTATGTCACCCATCTTTTCTTTTTTTGTTACCATTATAATCTTTTTGTATAAATTAAGCCTTCACTAATTAAAACTTCTCTATTCCACATGTGACCTTTTTCAGTATCATCTTTTGATTGACCAAAGTATGGAACAGCATGACAATCTTTTATCATTTGTTGATTAACACTAAATGATGAATCACCTACAAAAAGTTCGCCAAGTATTCTACCAAACTTTCCTTTATCGTGTGATTGCAATTGTACCTTTTGGTCTTTTAATATTTTCTTTAAATGCGCTTTAGAAGCTAAGCCATAAAACTTTTCTTCTAAATCTCTTGTTCTTGATTCTGGTGTATCAATACCCATCATTCGAACTCTTTGTTTTTTGTAGACCATTCCAAATCCTAAATCGATATCTACATCGACAGTATCTCCATCTACAACTCTTGTTACTTTTACGTTATATCTATATGACATTATTCTTCTCCTATGACTGCTTTAATATGTTCAGCATCTATAATAACTGCAGCATTTCCGTC